AGATAACGGTAATTTTGGATGGAACCCAAATACATCAATACGAATTGAAATATGGTCAGGATAACACTTCATCTTGGTCAACAAAAAACCTAATTAGGAGATTGAATTGAATTTTTATAAAATGACTACACAAGCAGTCGCACCCAAAAAAGCGACTGCTGGTTCCGCTTGTTATGATTTATATTCTTGCGTTGGTCCTGATGGACTGACGATCAACCCCGGAGCAAGAATGGCAATACCCACCGGTATTGTTTTAGAAATTCCTGAGCATCATGTTGTAAAGGTATTTGCAAGATCTGGGTTATCATATAAAAAAGGAATAACATTGGCAAATTGTGTCGGGATTATCGATCACGACTACAGAGAAGAATTATATGTTTTGCTAAGAAACGATAGTTTAGAATCATATAAAATAGAACACGGAGAACGCATCGCACAAATGTTATTAGAAAAGATTTTAAACTATGAACTACTTGAAATTGACGCAAGACCTGCTATACTAGAGACTCGGGATGGCGGCATGGGCAGCACCGGTAAAAAATGAAAGGTATCAATGACACGCGACGAACTACTAGAGTTTCATGAACAACTCTGCAATGAAGGCAGAGATCTAATGAATTTAAAGAATAGAGATTATGCTGGCAATCATGGAACAGAACCATTTGCTAATTTTACTAGATGTGAGGCGATGGGTATATGTGACACTGAACATGGGTTTATGGTTCGCATCACCGACAAGATGAGTCGTTTGTCGTCATTCCTTGACTCCGGTAAGATGCATGTTGAAGATGAGAGTTTCAAGGATACAATTATTGATGTAATTAATTACATGGTTCTCCTTGCAGCATATACCAAGGAGAAGGATGATAATCAAGACGTAAGTAAAACTTCACCCGAGGACTGGTCGATTCAAACTGAACGAGGTCTCTATTGCAAGGATACCTGATATGGGTTTCTACACTAATGTTTCGCTGAGAGGGAACAAAGTTCTCTATCGCGGATTCCGAAAAGGTGAGCGGGTACAGGAGAGTGTGGACTACAATCCCACTCTCTTTGTCCCGTCCACAGAACCAACTAAATTTAAAACACTGGATGGTAATTGGGTCGAACCATTTCGTCCGGGGTCAATCCGAGATTGTCGAGATTTCATTAAGCAGTACGAAGGCGTTTCTGGTTTTGAGATCTATGGCAACAGCGATTATGTCTATCAATTCATTGGCGACCTTTTCAAAGAGGAAGTTGAGTATGACCCTTCGCTTGTTCGGATTGCTTACCTAGATATTGAGACGACATGTGAAAGAGGTTTCCCTGATGTTTCTAATCCAATTGAGCAAGTTACTGTTATTACCATTCGTGTATGTGGCGAAACTCATGTTTTTGGTCTTGGGGATTATACTATTGATGATACTGATGCCCATTGTCACCATTTTACTGATGAGTCAGATCTTCTTCGACAGTTTACACAAATTTGGAAAGACCTTGACCCAGACATCGTAACTGGATGGAACGTCAAGTTCTTCGACATTGCATATCTTTATTCTAGAATGCGTGAACTTATCGGAGAGAAAGAAGCAAACAAACTTTCTCCGTGGGGTTATGTTCGTGAACACACTGTCCGAACCCTACACGGTGAGAAACTCGCTTTTGATTTGACAGGTATTGCTACTCTAGATTATCTTGATCTGTATCAGACTTTCACTTATACCAATCAAGAATCATACAAACTAGATCACATCGCCTCAGTTGAACTTGGTGAAAGTAAGTTGTCGTATGATGAATACGATAGTATTTCAGATTTCTACAAGAAGGACTTTCCTAAGTTTGTTCAGTACAACTATCAAGATACTATACTAATCGAGAAACTCGAAGAGAAGATGAAACTTTTGGAACTCGCTCTTGCCTTGGCATACACTGCAAAGGTGAATCTTGTTGATGTCTTCTCTCAGGTTCGTACATGGGACCAGATCATTTACCATCATCTGCGATCTGAAGGAACCGTTATCCCACTGAAGAAGCACGGTTCTAAGAGTGAACAATATGCCGGTGCGTATGTTAAAGAACCAATTACAGGGATGCATGACTGGGTTCTGTCCTTTGACTTGAACAGTCTATATCCCCACCTCATCATGCAATACAATATCAGTCCCGAAACGAAAGTTGATCCGGGCGAGGATTCGTTTGGTATTGGGGTGGATAATATTCTAAAGACATCACCAGAAACATATCATGAAGGATGTCACAAGAAACTTGAGAAGTTCAAGTCGATGGGTTATTCTGTCGCGGCGAGTGGAACCTGCTACCGAAAAGATGTTCAAGGATTCCTTCCTGCACTGATGGAAAAGATGTACAAAGAACGTAAGTTGTACAAGAAGAAGATGATTGATTGTCAGAAGCGTCAGCAGGCGGGTGAGTCTGGGTTGGAAAATGAAATTGCCAAGTACAATAACTTTCAGTTGGTTCGTAAGATTCAATTGAACTCTGCTTATGGTGCTATTGGTAATCAATGGTTCCGGTACTATGATGTTGACCTAGCGACCTCGATCACACTTTCGGGACAGTTGGCAATCAGGTGGATTGCTGATAAATTGAATGAGTTTTTAAACAAGACAGTTGGTACTGAAGATTATGATTATGTTGTGGCATCTGATACAGATAGTGTCTATTTGCGTTGTGGGAATCTTGTGGATAAAGTATGTGGGGGTAAGTCCAAGTCGGAGGTGGTTGAATTCCTCGACAAGGCATCGAACGAAATAATTCTTCCATTTATCAAGAAGCAGTATGACACACTAGCAGAAATGACCAATGCGTATGAAAACAAAATGGTCATGGAGCGAGAGTGTATTGCAGACAAAGCGATCTGGACTGCCAAGAAAAGATACATGATGAATGTCCACGACTCAGAGGGAATTCGATACACCGAACCCAAAATGAAAATCATGGGCATTGAGACAACACGATCCTCGACCCCACAGATCGTGAGAGAAAAACTAAAGAAGGCGATTAATATGATCATGACCGGAACGGAAGATGAACTCATTGAATTTGTCAGTGACTTCCGATCTGAATTCATGAAACTACCTGTGGAAAATGTTGCTTTCCCTCGAAGTTGTAACAATATGAAAAAGTATCGAGACGGAACTAGTATTTGGAAAAAATCTACTCCCATTGCCGTGAAGGGTGCGTTGGTATACAACCACTTTATCAAGGAGATGGGTATAGAATCAAAGTACGTCTCGATTCAGGAGGGCGATAAGATTAAATTCGTAAACCTCAAGGACGAAAATCCTTTTGGATGTAATGTAGTTTCATTCTCCTCGTCCGCCCCCAAAGAATTTGAACTAGAAAAGTATGCTAATTATAAAAAACAATTTGAGTCATCCTTTATTGATCCTTTATCAGTAATATTGTCTCATACAGATTGGCACTACGAAAGAAAGGCAGTGTTATTTTGACTTCTAAACTATTAGAACTTGACGAACATCATATAGATGCTATAATTGATCTCGCAGATGATGAGATCAACCTGTTAAATGTTAAAATTGCAGAAGCAGTTAAAGACTCATATTGCAGATATGAAACAATGGAAAAACTAAGCAATCGACGAAATGGATTGATTGCTCTAATTGATTTGCTAAAGGATAATACATAATGAATATTCATGATTTGGTTAAGGCGACGGGAAACGAACACGCAGGTATTGCGGAGGAAGGACTAGTTTCAGATGTTAGATCTTTTATTAATACTGGGTCTTATTGCTTCAATGCACTTTTATCAGGAAGTCTTTACGGGGGTCTGCCGGATAACAAGATCACGGCGTTGGCAGGCGAGTCCGCTACGGGCAAGACATTCTTTGCTCTTGGAATCGTGCATAAGTTTCTTAGCGACAATCCTGATGCTAATGTGCTTTATTTTGACACTGAATATGCTATTACCTCAAACATGGTTCGAGAACGAGGGATTGACCCAAAGCGTATTGCCATCATTCCTGTCGGAACCGTAGAAGAGTTTCGTCATCAAGTGCTTTCAGTTGTCAATTCTTATGGTGAGCAAAAGAAATCTGAAAAGAAACCATTGCTTATTGTACTGGATTCATTGGGCATGTTGTCTACGCTGAAAGAAGTAACAGATACAGCGGATGGCAAGACAACGCGAGACATGACCCGTGCCCAAATTGTAAAATCTACTTTCCGAACCCTAACGCTGAAGTTGGGTCAAGTGGGAATTCCAATGATTCTTACAAACCACACATATGATGTTATTGGTTCTATGTTCCCCCAAAAGGAAATGGGTGGGGGTTCTGGTCTTAAGTACGCAGCATCCACCATCATCTATCTTTCAAAGAAGAAGGTGAAGGAAGGAACAGATGTGATTGGTAACATCGTTCATTGTAAACTTTACAAGTCTCGTATTACTAAAGAAAATTCTATGGTCGATGTCATGTTGAATTATGACACTGGACTGCATCCATATTACGGTCTCGTAGATCTTGCAGTAGAAAATGAGATCTTTGAAAAGTTGGGTACTCGTATCCAAGTTGCTGATGGGACCAAAGTTTACGAAAAGCAAATTTATCGTGATCCTGAAAAGTATTTTACTGAAGAGGTCATGAATAAGATCGAAGCGTGTGTTGGTAAGAAATTTAAGTATGGATCTTCCATCGAAGAGGAAACAGATGACACCGAACTACCAGATAGTTGAGGGTCGAGATACTGGTGCAACTGCCGTTCAACTTCTTGATTCTGAATATGAAGGAATTATTGTCATGTTTGGCAAAGTTGGTATCCATGAAGTCGATGATCATGCTGAATTAGCATTTGATTATGATCTTATTAAAGGTGAACTTCCTGAAGATTCTTCTGGACTTGAGGAGACACTTGGTGATATACTAGTAGACATTCTCGAAAACCGATTGGACGAAGCGGAGTTTCTTACCAATGCAAACGACTGAAAAGATTATTCTCAGAAACCTCATGCGTGATGAAGATTTTTCACGCAGAGTCATCCCTTTCTTGAAAGATGATTATTTCAAGACCAGATCAGACAAGACTGTCTTTGATATGATTCGTGAACATATATCAAAGTATAATGCACTCCCAACATCTGATATTCTAATGATTGGTATCGATGAGAAGTCAAATCTCAGCGAACAGGATTATAAGAATTGTGTTGCATTGATCGAAGATCTCGGAGAAGATAAAGAAGCAGTTGATCCAGAATGGTTGCTTGATAAGACAGAAGACTTTTGTAAAGATCGAGCGATCTACAATGCAATCTTAGAATCAATTGAAATCATTGATGGTAAGTCCAAGACAAAGACAAAGAATTGTCTTCCAGAAATTCTATCAGACGCACTTGCTGTTTCGTTCGATGAACACATTGGTCACGATTATGAGGGTGATGCGGACGACCGTTTTGATTTCTATCACAGAGTAGAATCAAAAATGCCTTTCGATCTGGAGTTCTTCAACTTGATCACCAATGGTGGTGTTCCAAACAAAACATTGAATATCATTCTTGCTGGTACTGGTGTGGGTAAGTCACTATACATGTGTCACCATGCCGCTTCCTGTTATGCCGCAAATAAAAATGTTCTATACATTACATGTGAGATGGCAGAAGAGCGAATCGCAGAACGTATCGATGCTAATCTTATGGACATTACTCTTGATGAATTGAAGATTCTTCCTAAAGGATCTTATGAAAAGAAGATCGGTCGCGTAACAGAAAATATCCAATCCAAAATGATTGTGAAAGAGTATCCAACGGCAACTGCAAATGTTCAACACTTTCGTATTCTTCTCGAAGAACTGAAACTGAAAAAGAACTTTGTTCCAGATGTGATCTTCATTGACTACCTAAATATCTGTGCATCCAGTCGGTACAAGGCAGGAAGCAACGTGAACTCGTACACAGTAATTAAGGCAATCGCAGAGGAGTTGCGTGGACTTGCAGTAGAAAAGA